TTATTTTATCTTTTTGTAGGCTCGACTGAAAACGTTTTCCAGCCTTGCCCGATGATTATTCAATCTTTGCGACCAGTCCTGCAACTGAGCCAGCGTTGGACGAGAAGTCAGCAGCCCATCCACCTCGGAAGGGGTGAGCACTGGCAAATATTTCTCGTAGGCGAGAAGACTAAGATACTTCATTCAAACACAAATTGCCGAGGTTGTTTCTTTCTTTTAATTTCATCAAAACCACCTTTGGCAACATCAGCTAGACTTTTGTAGGTATAGAATGATGAGGATGGAAGAAACCCTTTTTTGTTTTCGATGGTAACACCCTCTGAGGATGGGATAAAGAGGAAACCTTCTACCTTTCCAGTTGTTACCTCATTTCCGTCAATCGTGTCGTCAAGCCTGTAAGTCCTACCCTTTTCTTCACCTTCAAGTGAGACAAGAAATTTGAGCGTTCTTTGCAGTTCGTTTCTTCCACGAAACCTAAGATAGAAAGATTCAATCATCTTGGCTGAATTAACATTGTTTATCTGCCAGTAATACACCGTGTCTTTTTGCGGCTCAAAAACGGTGTAGCTAATAACTGGAGAAACGTCATAACTCCTAGATAAAAGTGTTTGCGAACGCACACCCACGCACGCAAGCGCAAGCACGAATAACATTATTATCTTTTTCATATTATTTTTCGTTTAAATGATTAATATTTCTTTCGTAGAACTCATTCCAAGCCTTTTTCTTGATGAAGATGAAGAAGAGAAGCAGCCCTAGGGCGACCATCAGCAGATAGAGCGGATGGCACAAGACACCGAACCCGAAGGAACGCTGGAAGTCGATGCAGAACGAAATCAGCACTCTGTAGGTAGAGAACGCCCGATGCACCCAGCAGAACCCATAGGCTAGACTGACGATGATCCAGGCGATGAAGCCGAAGAGCGAGCAGTCGAATATCCACTCCGTGAGTTTTACCCGAATGCCGAACGAGAGCAGGGTGCAGTGCACCAGCATCACAAACGCACCCACTGGAGGGATGATGCCTATTATCAACCTGCTGGCTTTCCATAGCCAGCTTTTACCGAGAGCGGCAAGAAGAACCTTCTCCTTCCGCTCTATGAAATCCTCATCTTTCATCGTTACTTAGAATTTTAGTTGATATTGTACCTGGAGCGAGAACTAAAGTTCACGCAGCCACTTCTGACCCGATTTAGTCTTAGACCAAATTACGAGACTTGTGCCGATAACCGCACCGATGAACATAAATAAAGTTGCTAGTTCCATAATCTAAACATTTGAATTATTATACTTCATTACGTTATTAGCGAAATAAGCGAATGTGCACGATGCCATGACACCGAAGACGATGAAAAGGACATTATACAATCCTATATCATCGCCAGTAATCAATGGAGAGAAACCACCGATACCCGTTCCGCTTATAAACAGATTGGAGACACCATACAGATACGTTGCAAGAAGCGTCCTGCGGTCGTGCTCTTTAATTAACTTACTGACCATTCTTTTTTCATTTTGCAAAGTTACTAAATTATTTCTGTCCGACAATGGCAAGCAGCGTTTTTACTTGACTTTGCAGGAACTCATTCTGTTCTCGCAGCAGCTTGTTTTCAGCAGCCAAGGCTGCATCACTACCAAGCGACTGGGAAACATTTGAACCAGTAATACCTGCACCGACATCGGCAGTACTGGCGACCGTAGGGGAGAACATTGGTTCAATACCATTTTCCAGCCAGTCAACCGAGACGTGCAGCGCATTGGCGATTTTGTAAATTACACGGTCTGAAAAACTAGCTTTCCCATTTATAGAGCGAGATAGATTTCCAGTATCAATACCAGCCACTGTCGCCATTTTATTGACTGACATTCCACTTCTTTTACGAAGAATCTCAACTCGCTTCGCTATTTCCGAATTATTGTATTCTTTTGTAGCCATACATAACTTTATTTTAAATATTTGTAAATAACAATAAAAATACATTAAAACATTATGTATATTGTTGTATATTACAAAATGTTTTTGTATTTTTGCAATCGAATTACAAAACGTATTACTAAATACTTTTGCAAAGATAAAGAAAATAATTGTAAAATACAAATAAAATGGGAGAAAATTTTAATTATGATTTTCGGACACCGTTGCAGAAGCAGCAGGACGAAAGAAAGAAGAACATCATAGCGATGTTTGCAGATTTCCGAGCAAAAGCACCTGCCGAGACCTCAGACAGCAGAATAATGCTCGCAGTATCACAGCGTGTTGGTTGCACCCAGCAGAACGTGCGTGTTATCCTCATCAAGGCTGGATTGATAACACCAAAGAAGAGACGTGCAGCCGTGCGCAAGTAGCAAGTAGAACCATTTAAACATTCAGAGCGTATGAAGAAGTTTATCGAGATTATCACAAGTGACGAAGTATTATCCCTGGTAATTGCCACCATGTTAGTAACTTTAATCTTTTGGAGGGCTTAGTTATGACGAACGTAGAACCAAAGGTAGCGGATGCAGGCAGATACACCATGACAGAGACCTGCAAGGTGCTTGGCATCCATCGCAACACCCTGCGCAGATGGTTGCAGGCTGGTAAGATTAAGGTCAAGTTCCGCAGAATCGACAACCGCAAGGTTTTCGAGGGCAGCGAGATTAAAAAAGTCTGGAGGATTGCACTATGATGAATGCCTACGAAAAAGCGAAGCAGCTTACCGCCAAGTGGGAGCAGGAGCGAAAGGACAACAAGCGACTGGCAACCATGAAGGAAGCGGAAAGACGCATTCAGGTAAGGGAGTTCGACAATATGCTTTGTCTTTCACTAGACGGAGTTCCGGTGCTCCCTATGAGCGAGTTCAACAAGCAGACGCTTGCGGACGCACGTCTGACATTCTTTAACTATTTAATCAGACGGTAAGAGCGTATGGAACCAAGAATTATCAGACAATGCGAAGAGGCAATGTACGATGCCATCTGGCTGGAGTTAGACCGTGATCCACAACGACCAGCGGTTGCAAGGGTAGACATCAAGACCAAGGCAGGCGACATCTGCGTATGGTGCGACAGAACCGGGAACGTAGCGGTCGTGACGCACAAGAACAGCAACAACGACAGCGAGCGGCTGGAGGAAGCTATCGAGGGTTGCGTTAACTATCAGGACGTGATGGACGACTGGATGGAAGAGAACAGCCAATACGCAGACCAAGACCCGATGGACGCTTTCGAGGAAAGCAGGCTCGACAGCCTTATGGCTCAACTGGTTTGATTACGATGTTAAACAATTATTATATGGCTCCCTGCAGCGGCAAGGCAAAGGGCGCACGCAAAACTCATTTTTCAAGGTTATCTAAAATTAGTTGTTTTTACCATGTAATATGCGGAAACGACAGCGTGCGCCCTGCAACGGAAGGGCATCCACCAGCAGCAGGCAAGGGTGGGGTAGCAATCAACTGGGGTTCGAATCCCCAGCCTTCCACTAGAGTTAATTAAAAGATTATGTTGAACAATAAAAAGAACGAATTATGGAAAATGAAATTATTCAAGTGAGCGGTGGCGAAATGCTGGAAGCTATCAACCGCTCGGAGATTGACGGACAGATTGCCACAGCGCACAAGTTCCCTCGAGACATCATGCAGTGCAAGCAGAACATGGTAGCACTGGCAGCCATGGACGATGATGTAGCCTACAACTGCTTCTATCATCTGGAGCGCAAGGGCAAGGATGGCCAGGTATCGGTTATTGAGGGTCCTAGTGTTAGGTTCACGGAAATCATTTCCGCATGCTGGAAGAACCTGCGCATCGCTGGTCGCATCATTGCAAACGATGGCAAGACCATCACGGCACAAGGCGTATGCCATGACCTCGAGAGCAATGTGGCATACTCCGTAGAGGTGAAGCGCAGCATTCTGACATCGAAGGGCTACACCTTCTCGCAGGACATGCAGGTTGTGGTTGGCAATGCAGCCGTGGCCATCGCACAGCGTAACGCAATCTGCAAGGTCGTGCCGCAGGTATTGATTGCAAGCGTGGTGAAGGAAGTGCAGGCAAAGGCACTGGAGCACATCAAGCAGACTGGCGTACAGAGCCAGTGGAAGAGCTGCGTAGCCTGCTTCCAAGTGTACCAGGTAACAGACCTTATGCTGCTGGAATACCTGGGCAAGAAATCAGCCGAGGAAGTCACGGCAGAGGATATTCAGAAGCTGGCCGGTGTGTACAACGCCATCAAGGAAGGTACGACCACAGTAGAGGAGACCTTCAAGAAGCCAAAGCAGCAGGAAGCCATCGCACAGCAGGCGCAGGCAGCAGCCGAGAGCGCACAGAAGAAGGCAGAGAAGGCAATGAGCCGCAGCCAAGGAAAGACTGGCACAGCCTCAAAGAAATAGTTTTAGTTTATAAAGTTATAACGTTGCCCGAACCGCCACGGCACAACCTATGGGGTGGGCTCCCATCATAACCTACCAAGGGAAGCCGTGGCAACTTTTAAACATTCAGTAAAAAATTATGGCAGAAAAACAAAACAATCAGAAACACAAGAGCACCATCGACAAGTACTTCAAAAGAACCACAGATGGTTTCAAGGCATGGGCAGAGGAAGACGAGGAAAAAAGAAACTACCTTCTTGTTGCAATAGAGCCGACTGGAGATGTAGACGAAGACGGAAACCAAGGATTCGATTTCCATATTTCCTACCACGGTAAAGCCAATTCCCTCGCAAGCGGAATTGGTCAAACAATGGAAAAGGACGATTTCCTTCGCCATCTTATTATCGAAGCAGCAAGAAAATTCTTAATGAAAACATTCAGACAATGAAACAGATAATAAAATACAAAAGCAGAGAGGAGTGGTTGCAAAACCGCTCAAAGGGAATAGGTGCATCGGAGGCAGGCACAGTACTGGGACTGAATCCATGGGAAACACCATACCAGTTGTGGAGACGCAAGAAGGGTATCGACCCACCAAAGGTTGAGAACTTTGCGATGGTTGCAGGACACATGCTGGAGGATGCCGTTGCGCAGTTCTTTAAGCGAGAAAGCCACTGCCACATCATCAAGGCGAGCACGGACGATTACACAATCACGAACACCGATACACCGTATCTGCGTGTATCTCCTGATCGCACCTTTTGGAGAGTCTCTGCAACGCACAACGAAGCGAGCAAGAGCATCCTCGAGTGCAAGACCACGCAGATACAGATAGATGCAGACGACCTCCCGAAGCATTGGTTCTGCCAGCTACAGATGAACCTCGGAGTGGGCGAATACAAGGATGGAGCACTTGCCTGGCTGACAGCAGGCAGGGAGTTCGGCTACCGTGACATCGACTTCGACCCCGAATTTTTCGGATGGATGAGGGACGAGATAACCAAGTTCTGGCTTGACTACATCGTGGGCGACCAAGAGCCGCCAGCCTACAGCGCACAAGACGTTCTCCTAAAGTCTCCTCTACATGTAGCTGGCAAGGAAGTGACTGCAACGAAGGAGATACTTGAACAGATTGCTAGGCTCAAGGAACTCAAGGTTCAGAACAAGAAACTGGAGACCGAGCAGGATGAGATTGAGGACAACTTGAAGCTGTTCTTCGGGGACGCAGAGAGCATCGTGGACGGAAACGGAAAGATGCTGGCAACGTGGAAAGCACCGAAGGCAAGCGATAAGTTCGATGCCAAGGCTTTTCAGGCAGACCATCCTAAAGCGTGCGCCAAGTACATCAAGCAGGTGCAGGGAGCACGAAGATTGCTCATTAAGTAAAGGCAGGGCTTATGGCTAACGTTCCTATATCAAAAACCGACCTAAGGAATATAATTCTCCAGTTAGGAAATTATATTTCCCTAGGTGGGGAAGTGACAGAACCGACCGACACAAGCCAGCGGAACAAAATCCGTATGGCCACCGTGCTCAAACGGAAGCTGGAAAAGAAATTATCATTATCAGAATAAAGCATCATGAACGATTCATTCATCATATACACATCATATTTAAAAATCTTCGAGCAACTGACCGATGCACAACTCGGGCAGCTAACAAGGCACATGCTTTCTTTTGCAAAGACTGGCAAAGAACCTTCCATCGAAGACCCTCTCGTTAAGTTATCATTCGCATTCATCAAAGATGATATGGAGCGAAACCAGCGTAAATACGAGGAGAAGTGCGAGCGACTCCGTGCAAATGCACGAAAACGCTGGGATAAAAAGCAATTGGATTCAGAAGCAAGCGAAGACATGCAAAAGCATACAAAAGTAAGCAAAAGCATGCAAATGCATGCAAATGCACAAATTGCAATGCATAATGATAATGATAATGAATATGATAATGATAATGTTGATGATAATGATGTTTCTAAAGAAACAAATATATTAGAACCTTCTAAAGAAGCTTCTATGCAAAGTTTTTCCGAGAAAAACGTTTGCGCTGCAGAAGAACCGCAAAAAAGTTCTGAGAAGAAGAAATCCAAGAAAGGCGAAATCGACTACGCAGCCATCAAGGACTACTGGAACGAGCAGCACGACAAGACCAACAGCGCAATGCGAAGGCTGACGCTGATGACGGAAAACCGCAAGGAGGCAATCAGAGGAAGGCTCAAGGACTGCAAGGGAGATATTTCCAAGATTTACCTAGCCATCGACAAGGCTATGGCTAGCGACTATCTGAACGCAGGGCATTCCTGGGCATCATACGACTGGGTAATGACAAGGAAGTATTTCCCGAAGGTGCTGGAGGGCAACTACGACAACACCAAGCCAGCCACAAGCCAGCAGCCGCAATCGGCAGCAGTCAAGGCGCAGGATCCTGCGGCAACAGCACGTCCGAGCATCGGTGAACTCTACGAGCAAGCCAAGCGTCAGCAGCCAGCGAGCCAGCAGAGCCAAGATAGCAAGTTCCGGTGGGTAATCCAGCAGAACCTCGAAGACTTGAAGAAGAACCCGAACAACAAGCCTGCCAAGGATTCGCTGACAAGATACTACGAACGTGGAGTTCTGCAGCGGCTGGGCATCGACTGGAAGCCCGAAAAATAACGAATGAGGACATAAAATAGGAGATATAAATATGATACAAAAGCAGACATGGAAGGACGAAATCAGAATTTTAATAACTGATGAAGAAAATCTTGGTTCTGTTCAAATATCCATTCCATTATATGTTAGTGATATTTTCGGCAAAGCTGATGCTCTAATATATGCACTCTTTGTAGATAAAAATCATAGAAGAAATGGTGTTGCACAACACCTATTGCAACTAGCAGAACAACAAGCTAAGCTGAATGGAGTGAAGATTATTGGACTAGAATTTAATAAAGATGAATCTGATAGTTTTGTTCTAAATTGGTATCTCAGTAATGGTTACAAACCATTTGATAAGGAAAGTAATTTATTAATTAAGAAGTTATAAGGCAAACAGATTTTAAACACTTAAAACAAAAGAATTATGGCAAAAGAAGTATGTATTGTAAACAGCGAATGCTTCAAGACAGAATACCCGGTAGGGTCGACAATTAGCATTGAAGGTGTAAATTGCAATGTGGTTGAGGATATAGGCTTACCTGTGGAGAACTGCCACGAGTGCATCTTGTACGGTAAGAGAAAAGGCATTATGTGCAGGAATCTTGCTTGCCTGGACACCGAAAGAGAAGACCACAAGTTCGTACACTTCAGAAAGATTTAAAGTCATGAATGAATTATTTTTTCACGAATGCAGAGCCGCTGGTCTCGTATTCAAGACTTCGAACGATTGGTGCAAATGGCTGACCGAAAACAGCTACGACATCAAGAAGCCGGTCGCAGAGCATGAAGGCTTCAAATACAACATCAAGGATGTTTGCATCAATCCGCACGTAATCGAGTATGCCGTAGAGGGTTCAGACAACTGGGGATGGAAGGTAATGACCGCCAATACACAGTTCGGCTGGATATGGGGCTACAGCATTCAAAAAGGGAAGCATTGGTACGACAGCCCGGCAGGCTACCCGAGTAGATATGACGCTCTCAGCATCTTCTACGGTAATGAGAAAGAAGCTGTTCAAGACGCTTTGACCTACATCATCAGATACCTCGAGGGCAATGCTGGAACCAAGAACATCAACCTCCTTCTCTGGGCAGCTAAGAAGAAGCGAGCAGACATCATTCATCCACAGCAGGAACTTTTTAAATAACGAAAAATATGAAAAAGATAGAAATCATAACAGACGAACACCGACATCACGTATACGTTGGCAACACCGATTTCTGGCTCAATACGAAGGAACTGTTGGAACTTTATTTCAAACTCGGACACGTTAAGTTATAAACAATAAAAACATTCAGAACATGGAACAGAAAGATATTGATATTTACGAGATTTTGAAGGACGTAGAGTATGGCACAGAGTTATACACTCCAATGTGCGGAAAGGTTGTGCTCACTTGTCTTACATCCAGCAATGAAATGATCAGGACTGATAAATATACCAGAATTTATCGCTTCGACAAGAATGGCAGATGGGAGAAGGAAGGTGAAGTAATGCTCTTCCCTTCTGCCGAAATGAGAGACTGGAGCAAGTTCTTCAAGAAGGGAGACGTGCTGGTTAGCAATGATAGCGACAGCCATATAATCTTTAAGGGTTTCTCAAAAAATGATTATACTACATTTGAAGGTAGACACTGGATTAGTGTAAGTAAAAAGAGATATATATCTTGTTTGAATATGCGGAATGTACAGGACTATCATCTTGAAGATAACAAAGATGCCGCTCAGACCTACATTAACACCATAGAAAAGCGTTTGGGTGGCAAGCTCAATCTTGAAACCTTGGAGATTGAGAAAACCCAGCCAGAGTTTAAGGATGGGGATATAGTAATGTCTGATTCGGGTACAATAGTTCTTGTCAGAGGAATTAGTTTAACTAGAAAGATATATTATCATGCTTATATGTGTGATGAGGATATATATATCAACCAAGTAGAAGGCGAATTTTTTAGTCGTATAAGTCGTATTAAAAGATTTGCCACGGACTCGGAAAAGCAGCAACTCTTTGATGCTCTTGCAAAGGAAGGCAAACGCTGGGATAGTGAGAAGAAACAGATTGTGGACTTGAAGCCAGCGTTTGAAATCGGCAAACTCTACGTTTTCAACGAGGACGATGAGGACGGAGAGTTGACTATCATCGGCAAGCTCATTGCCAAGAACGAAAGCGAGGACACGCTGACATTCGGCAACCAGTATGAGATTGAGACCGAGAAGTTCGTGACCGACCAAGCCTTCGACCTGCGTATCAGCGTTAACAAGGAACTTCGAGAAGCGACAGAGAGCGAAGTTGAACTGTTCAACAAACATTACGCCATCTGGAAAAAAGAGAAGGAAGCGAGGAAGCAGCCAGTCTTCAAACCTTTCGATAAGGTGCTGGTAAGGTGCGGAAAAAAATTCAAATGGCTTCCAGCGTTCTTTGTTCGTGACCGTGGAGATGATTTTGCGGCTAGATACAACGTCTTGCCTTTACATAGCGGAAAGGCAGCAGACTTCACCAGCTGCATCCCATTCGAGGGGCATGAGAATTTTGCCTTCACTGACTACGATTTCGTAGACTTACCATTCTAGGACGTATGGCGAGTGAATTATGCAAGGCTTGCGATGCCGGGCGAAACTGCTTAAATGGCATCTATTGCCCGGCACGCAAGCAATATGTAGAACATCAGGTAATACTTGAATGCAATGAGCGACTTCGCAACAAAGGAGAAGAACAGAACGTACTACCAGGAGCACCGGGAACAGATCCTCAGAGCCACGAAGGAATGGCGAAAGAGAAACCGGGAAAAATACCGGGCGTATCAAAAGGAGTACTGGAGTAAGCACTACCGGAACTACGGTACGAAGAACCGGGTAGCCGACAGAGCGATGCGTGAGAGAAAGAAGCCGGACGTAGAGAAGGCTCTTTCTATGTTCAAGAATCCGCAGCAGGCAGCGCATCTGGCATGGCTGCTAGAGAACAAAAAGAATAATCGGTCGTGAGTTCATTAATAGGGTTTTTAACCAGCGAGGACAGAAGGGGATGGCTCCTATCAAAACAAATAACTTATAACATCTTGAAATTACGATATGAGAGCCGGAAACGTATCTCCCGAAGTCTGACAACAAACAAAGAAAGCGAGGTGGTACATGAAGAAGTAAGAAAAAGAAATCGTTAGAAAATTATGCTTTTATTCATTCGGCTGGCGGTGGAAGAAGGAAGACCCCTGCAACATATTCATTTTGTTATTCATTTATTTTGCAAGCGCAGGCACAACTTCCGAAATCCCTGCCAGCTTTCTCTATCGCAACCAAAAAGAAGGGAAAGAAAGGGGTAGGGGAAAGATAGGGATAATAACGCATGTGCGCACGTATATGCGCACGTAAAGGGTGTTGGTTGATAAACCACACAAGCAAAACAAAATAAACGCTTATACGCGAAATTTGAACAAAATAAGTACTTTAAAGAAAAAATGAAATGGAAAAAGGAACAGTTATAATTGGCATCGACCCCGACATTCAGGAAAGCGGAGTTGGAGCAGTCTTTGACGACAAGAAGTTTCTCGCCTATAAGATGAACTTCCCAGCTTTGATAGATTACCTCAAGGCTATGAACGAGAGTTGCAAGATAAAGGTCGTTATTGAAGGCGGCTGGCTCAATAAGAGCAACTGGCATGTGCTAAATAAATTCATGACAGCAGTCAAGGCAGCAGCAATCGGACGCTCTACCGGAATGAACCATCAGACCGGAATCTTGATTGTCGAGTGCTGCAAACACTACAATATCCCCTGCGAAATCATCAAGCCATTGAAAAAATGCTGGAAGGGGAAGGACGGAAAAATCACGCAGGACGAAATTGCTTATTTTGTAAGCGCAGGACAAAAGTTGTCGAGAATGAACCAAGACCAGAGAGACGCACTTCTCCTCGCATGGGTCTGTGCAGGATACCCGGTCAGAGTGATGCCGAAGAAACCGCAGACAACCCTGCAGAAGACCATCAGAGCCTTTGATTGATAAGATAAAACGAAGTGTTGGAAAAAGTTAAAAGTGGGCAAAGAGCGAACAACTAAAGCAAAAAAGTAGTATCTTTGCGCCAGTGTTTATCAGATAAGCACAAATTTCGAACTTAAAACAAGAAGAAAATGAAAACAGAAGAAATCGCACTATCAAGGGTCAGCGAGAATGAGGCGAACCCTAGAGAGATAAGTCAAGCGAACTTTCAGAAGCTTGTGCAGAGCATCATCGTGTTCCCACGAATGTTGACCCTGCGCCCGATTGTTATTGATGAGACCTTCCACGCACTGGGTGGCAATATGAGACTGAAAGCCTTGCAGCACATTGTCACGATGGACGAAGCAGGCATTCAAGTGAAGCTGGATGCAGAGCAGCGTCTTTCCGATGAGGAGCAATCCGCATTGATGGAGTATTGGCAGGGATGGCAGCAGCAGCCAACAGTAACCGTGGTAAGCGCATCAGACTTGACGGAAGCACAAAAGCAGGAGTTCATGATTAAAGACAACCTATCCTTCGGCAACTGGGACTTCAACGACCTTGCGAACCGATGGGACAGCGCACAGCTTCAGAACTGGGGTATGCCAGTCTGGAACCCAGCACCAGTGGAAGCAAGCAGCACCAGCAAGTGCAAGAAGAAAGACAAGGACGACCAAGAGGGCGACCCATTCGCAGGGGAACTACCTCCTGAAATCGAAGGTCAAGACTTAACTCCTGACGACTTGCCAACGATAATGGGCGATGGCGTTTTGCCACGTGAGAACGTAATCATTCACTACAAGCCAGCCGATGAGCCATTCCTTGCCAAGCTTCTGGGAGTTGATCATATCGACCGCATCGTCTGGAACTTTGACGAACTGAAACCAAGACAAGAAGGAAAGGAGGAAGACAATGGAGAAGAATAAAATCGAGAACATCAACCTGCACGACCTGGTGGAGAACCAAGACAACCCACGCAGCATTGAGCCACAGCAGATGCAGAAACTCGTTGAGAGTATTCTGACGTTTCCAAAGATGTTGCAGATGAGACCAATCGTCTGTAATGAGAACCGAGTTATCCTCGGAGGAAACATGCGCTTCCGTGCCCTGCTCAACATCGAGCAGATGGAAGACGAAGCTATCAAGAACGCAATAGAGACCGTTGCCGTGAAACTGACCGATGGAGAGAAGCAGCAGCTTTGCAGCCACTGGGAGAAGTGGAAGGCAGAACCAAAGGTCGAGGTCGTTATTGCTGACAGCCTATCCGATGAAGAGACGGACGAGTTCATCATCAAGGATAACGTCTATTTTGGCAGCTGGGACGAAGAGAAGCTAAAGGGAGCATTTGATGTGGACGATATGCAGCGATGGGGATTGAACCCCTGGGAAATCCAGCAGGAAGCCACGACCTACGAACCAGCAGAGGACGAAGAACAGCGCATCATCATCGTATACCGCAGCGAGGACGCACAAGCTGTGGCAGATATGCTGGGACTTGACGCAATCGAGAAGCGCAACTTTGACGTGGAAGAACTCAAAGAAAAACCCGAATAGTCGGAATTTTCGCGTTTAAGTCGGAGAAACTCTTGAAATGGATAAACTATCCGCTCGGAACAATTCAATCCGGCAGAGACGAAATTTAACAAAAATAACTCGAATATGAGAAAGACTTGTGTTTTTATCATTGGAACCAACGCCAGCGGAAAGAGCACCGTTGCCCGAAAGCTGATAGAAAGCTTTGGTGGCATTGAGAGCTACAAGGACGGAATAAGCAGCACCAAGGATGGAGTTGCATTTGCAGGGCGATACGATGTTAAGTACGGAGGTGTTGACAATCTGAACGGTACGACCATACTTCGTGACATCGTGAAGAAGGCACTGGAGAGCACCGACTGCATCATTTGCGAAGGGATGAGACTTAAATGCTGGGGTCCGAACTTGACGCACGCAATGTTCAATGCGGACAGACAGATTGTAATCTTCTTATACGCACCACTCGAAGAAATCCAAAAAAGGCTCGCAGAACGGTCGAACGGAACGTTGAGCAAGGATATTATCCGGGGACAGCGGGAATCGGCACACTCGGCAAAGAAATGGCAAACTGCGGGGTGTGACGTTGTAGCGATAGACACCACGAAGCAGACAGCAGACCAAATCGCAGACTTTATCATCAACAAAATAAATTCATGAGGATATGGCAGAACATTATGGCAACACGCCAAGAATAACATACGAGTTTCCCGACTGCTCAATGCCAATGGCTTTTGACACTTACAATAATTGCAGCTTTGGCTGTATGTATTGCTTTGCTCAGAACCAGCGAGGTATTGGCAGCAAGAAGAAGGAATACCTGCACAAGGAGGTTAAAGACGTGAGCGTTGAGCGCATCAAACGAATGTTCATTGACCCCGACAAGCACGGTGGAGACTTTGCGCCATACATCAAGGCTCGCAAGGTTATGCAGTGGGGAAGCATGAGCGACCAGTTCGACAACTTCGAACGTAAGTACGGAACGACACTGGAACTTTTGCGCTTCTTCAAGGATATAGACTATCCGCTTTGCTTCTCGACCAAGGGAGCATGGTTCACCAAGGATGAGCGATACATGGACTTGATCAGAGGGCAGAAGAACTGGAACTTCAAGTTCTCAATCATCACCAGCGATGCAGAGAAGGCTAGAGTAATAGAGCGAGGTGTGGAAAGCCCACAAGCAAGACTTGAAGCCATCGAGCGCATCGCCAATGCAGGAGCAGGAGGTGCAACGCTTAGACTGAGACCCTTCATCATCGGAGTGAGCACGCCAACGTACCTCGACCTTATCAAGGAAGCATTCAACAGAGGGGCTACAGCTTTGAGCACCGAATTCTTCTGTCTCGAGACAAGAAGCCCGACATTGAGGGAATTGTTGCCTACCATCAGCAAGATGGCAGGTTTCGACATTCTCGCATTCTACAAGAAGTACAGCGTACAGTCCGGCTATCTGAGACTGAACCGCAAGGTCAAAGAACCGTTCTTCAGGAACATGAAGGAATTGTGCGACCAGCTGGGGATGCGCTTTTATGTATCGGACGCACACTTCAAGGAACTTTGCCACAACGGAAGTTGCTGTGGATTGCCGCCAACATGGAACTACAGCAGGGGACAGTTTTGCGAAGCATTGAACATTTGCAAGCGTAAAGGGTACGTGAGGTGGAGCGACATCAAGCTGGATGCAGAGATTTTCTTGAGGGCGAAACTGGATAAGGCGATGAACATGGGAACGCGTGAGAAAAGTTCGAAGTATTACACGATGAGCGCAGCCGACTACATGAAGTGGTGCTGGAACAATCCGCAGGCAGCGCACTCGCCATACAAGATGTTCGAAGGGGCAATGTTGCCAGTTGACGAACGAGACAGCGAGGGAAACATCGTATACAAGTACAACGGAGCAAAATTTTAAATCAAGAATCGTATGCCACAAGGTAATAACAACAAACATCGAGCGCAGAAAATCGACATCGAGAACCGCCTGCAGATTATCGCACCTCTATACCGCAGAGGATGGACGGAGCGAGAAATCACGGCAGAGGTTCGCAAACGGCTCGACAGACCGAAATACAATCAAGCGCACTGCGACATTCAGCGGTTATTGAAGGAGTGGAGGGAAGAGAGACTGACCGACACGGACGAAAAGATAACAAGCGAGGTGGCAAGGTTGAAACTGGTGATACGTGAAGCCTGGGACGCATGGGAGAAATCCAAAGCGGACTATAACAGCAAGACACAGACACAAGTCGGACTGCCTAACAAGGATCCAGACACTGGGTTGGTGACGATGGATACCGTCAAGGCGATAATGTTCGATGCTGAGAAGCGAGGACTAGGAGACCCAAGGTATCTTGACATCATCCTAAAGGCTGAGACGCAGATTTGCAAGCTGCTCGGACTTGATAAGGTCGTGCTCGACCTGAACGCAGGCTTCCAAGGCGGCATCGAGGTACGATACATCAACTCGGGACACCAGTGCGCATCCAGCGAGCAGGAAGTAATCGAGCGTGAGGGATTGGATAAAGAATAATTTTACCATAATTTTGTTTTAAGTTTTATTGTTTGTAAGAATGGCACTATTTGATGTTATTGGTGAGCTGTATGATCCAAATGCGGACGTGAAGCCAAGGTTTCTCGTAAACCAAGGAGGCACGTCCTCGGGGAAGACATACACCATCATGCAGCGTCTTATAGTGCTTTCTTTCGAACACCCCATGGCAATTATCACGGTGTGCGGTCAAGACCTCCCGAACTTAAAGGTGGGAGCCATGCGAGACCTCGATACCATCCTGCACACAAGGGCAGAGTTGCTGGACTGGTTCAAGAATAACAAGAGCGACAGCAGCTACAGAGGAAAGAACGGCTCCATCATCGAGTTCAAGAGTTACCAAGATGCGCAGGATGCGAAGAACGGAAAGCGAGACTATCTGTTCGTGAACGAGGCGAACGGTGTGCCATACGAAGTATTTTGGCAGCTGGCCATCCGAACACGTAAGCAGGTATTCATCGACTACAACCCAAGTGCAAGGTTTTGGGTGCACAACAACATCATCGGCAGGGATGATTGCAGATTAATCCTGAGCGACCACCGAAACAACCGATTCCTGACTGAGCAGGAACACAAGAAAATTGAAGAGATTGACGACCCCGAACTGTGGCGAGTGTACGCTAGAGGATTGACCGGAAAGATAACCGGGCTTATCTTCACCAACTGGGGCATCGTTGACAAGCTGCCACCAAGGGAGGAGTGGAAGATGGAATGCAGGGGTATGGACTTCGGATTCACCAACGACCCAACTGCGCTGGAGCACGTTATATTGGCGCACGGAGAGTTATGGGTGGACGAAGAAATCTACCAGCCTGGAATGACGAACGATGACATCGCAGACCGATGCAAGGAACAAGGACGGACGAAACGAGACCTTATCATTGCGGATTCGGCAGAGCCTAAGAGCATTCAGGAGATACACAACCGAGGGCTGTGGATAATCGGCAGCACCAAGGGAGCGGACAGCATCAACAACGGCATCGACATCTTGAAGCGTTTCCGCATCAACATAACCAGACGCAGCCACGGCATAATCGGGAACATGCAGCAATACAAGTGGAAGAAGTCAAGGGATGGAGAGACAACGAACCAGCCTATAGACGCATTTAACCACGGCATAGACGCAATACGATACGTAGCCTTAAAGAAGTTATCCATAGCAAGCCATGGAACGGCTAGGGCGCACGTATTGAGACAAAGATAACGACAAAATTATAAAGCGTATGGATAATAACACTACATTCAAGTACTGGCTGGCAGTTGCTAGGCACACCAGCTACAAAATCGGCAAGCAGCCACGACCAGCGTTTGTCGGAGGGAAACGAGTGCCCGACAATCTCAACCAGCTATCCATCGGGCAGCTGATAGACCTTTCCCAGCTATCAGACAGCGAGGAAAGTCTGTATCAGATAGTGACAACCGTCCTCGGTCTGAGCCACAAGGAAGTGGAGCAGGCTAGGGCGGTTGATGTCGTTATGCTCATCGGTTGGGTTACATCAGAGGTGGAGCGCATCAACAAGCTATTCGAGAGCACAGACACAGCGAAGCCAACACGACTGGAGAAGGAGGCAGGCATCGATACCCTGCGGTTCGGGCTGTTCGGCATGCTGGACTGGTATGCGGTAAGGATGGGCATCAGCGACCACGACCAAGTATTAAAAACACCATGGCTTCGCATCTACAAGTGCATGGAAATGGACAACAAGAGAAGCGTGTACGAGCGGAACCTGCAGAAGTTGCAGGCAGAGGAAATGAAACGTAAATCTAGATAATTATGGCAACAATTCGAGAAACATTAAAGCAGTTGGCAGCAGACACGCTACCAGACTACACCTACCTTTTCGAGGACTGGGACACAGCAGACACCAAGCTAGAGAAACTGAACTATCCGGCAATCGTCTGCATTATCCCAGCCAGCGGCACGACAGAGATACGCAACGGCAGAGTATACGACACCGTGAACGTTGCCCTGGCTTATCTCGACACCGTACCGAGGGCAGCGGAAGGAGAAGACAACGGAGAGTGCATCGACCGAATGAAGGTGGCAGGGGCAAGGATGATACGAGCCATCAACCAGTCGCACCAGTTTGAACCATTGGAGGGGCAGCAGTACTACGAGACCATCATCGAGCGGCTGAGCACGATCGTGTCGGGCGTAATGTACTCCCTTCAGCTGACACAGAGCATAGGAGGGTGCGAGGTATGAGCAAGGGAGGTATTCAATTCGACCCCAAGGCGGCATCGCTCATCATGCGTGAGGAAGTGGAGAGAGCACGGCAGCTTATCATCAACCACATACGTATCAACGGACAGAACGCATCAGGGCGCACAATAGCGAGCCTAAAGGTGGAGCAGCCCAGCGAGGAAGAAACCATCCTCTGGGGACACAAGCCATTCGGAGTGCTGGAGACCGGACGAAGGGCTGGCAAGATACCCTACGGCTTTGCTGGCATCATCCGGCAGTGGATGAAGGACAAGGGACTGCACGGCAGACCTATCCCCTACAAAACCAAGCGACAGCACAAGTATACACCACAAGAGCGTGGCGACATGAGCATGGCAGGAGCCATCGCCCACGCCATCGCAAATAAGGGTTCTAAACTGCACCGGACGGGCGGCAGGGCTGACGTATACAGCAATGTTGTGCCCGACACGATGAAGCGGCTGGGGCAGCGACTTATTTTCTTAATCCACCAGTCGGTGGGAAGTATCAAACTTAACAATGAGACGGTATGAGACAGACAACAACAAACAATATCACGATTCATTACCCGGACGCTGTAGGCTTCGCATTCTTGCCTTGCATCATCAAGGCGAGCGGCTCGGGTGTTGCGAGCATCGAGGCAACTATCAGCAGGGAGACCAAGACGTACACGTACAGCGTGGAAGCGTTTGCGGATAATTGCATCATGGACTACCGGGAATATGTGCAGGCACTCTTCGATGGCATCAGCTTCGGAAACATTGACTACAGCAGGGAGAGCCAGAAGAGCAACCTCGGGGCGGTGTTCGATGTTTCCGTGAAGGTCAAGAACAGCGAGGGGAGCGACCTTGCGACATTCAGCTACACGACCTTCTACGTTTGGGGAGCGATGAGGGCAGGAGAGACATGGAACGCAAGAAAGAAGCTGACATGGTTCACGAACTTTCCATTCTCCTTCGGGCTATACATCAACGAGGAAACAAGCCTTCTTGTGTATGCGGACGGAAGGGTTACGAATAAGCACCTAGACATCGCAGAGCAGGGCATTTTCGAGATTACCAGCAATATTCTAAAGGCAGGAGCGAAATCCTACTCAATCAAGGACTATGACGGAAAGATACAGCAGGCGACCTTCGACACGACCTTTGATTTCACTTTCTATCTAAAGACAAGCAGCAAGTATACAGAACTCGCAGCCATCAAGACCGACAACACGGAGAAGGGTATCTACCTGCGTTGGGTTGACCGTCACGGCTTCTATCGCTACTGGCTATTCACGCAAGGCGATGAGAGCAGGGCGATAAGCAGCGACACCAGCTTTGTACGCAACAACCTCGGAGAGTATGACGATACGATATTCGGCTACCTCGGAGCGAACGGCAGAAGGCAGGGCTACGGCAGAGAGGACACCATACCACTTTGTGCGCCATTGGTAGACAGCGAGACGTTCGATTTCCTGCAAGACTTGGCAAGCAGCCCGGTCGTGGATATGTACCTCGGTGGCGACAAGTGGCAGAGTGTGACAATCAAGGCAGGAACCTACACCAAGAAAACAGCAGAGTTGCAGGATTTTGTCTGCAACCTAGTTATTAACAATACACAGATTCAGCAGCTATGACAGACCAGCAACTATACATAGACGGTGTTCTTATGGATATGAGCGAGGATTCGGCAATCACGCTCGACATCAAGAGCAATCTTTTCCGTGACATCACGAAAATGACCGCCAACACGACATACACCATCAACCTGCCCAAGACAGCGCATAATATGGCTGTGCTGGAGTTTGCAGGGAAACCGAGCACCAGCAGCAAATACCCCTATATTTTCCACACAGCACGTTATTTCCGCAACGGCTTGGAGATTATCCACAGCGGAAGGGCAAGCGTTCTGAGCGTAAAGGAAACCATCGAGATTTCGATTTATTGGGGATTGTTCCAGGCATTGGCAACGCTGCAATCGTCTGACCTAAAGCTGAACGAACTGAATTGCACGAAGTATCTGCGTTTCACCAAAAACAACAGCTACGACACCTACGAGAAGGCAATAACGGATGGAGTATTCTATGGAAGATACGAAACGGCAGTGGCTAAGACATCAAGCGATGAATGGTATGGATACGACCGAAACGTTGGAGGGAACAGCGACACGACATACTCACTCGTTGAAGGTAAGATAAGAACTGGAACAGAGGTCGGAAAGTATGTATCGGGCGAGGTTTTGACCGATGAGACATACCAGTGTGCAATCATACCTTTCGAGGCTGGAATGAGAGCCACCATCAACAAGGTTTTAGGCAAGGGACAATTCCGGACATGGGCAATACTCGACACCAACAAGAACGTTCTTAGCCTTGCCGATGATGCCGGAAAGACAGAAAAAGAAACTTATCCGGTATTGCCTGCTCCAGATCCTATGCTCGGAATGTTCGTGAGTGCAGGAGCGTGCATCGCCAATCTCGAAACGAGCGTTGCCATGGAGACAATATCCATCAGGGTTCGGGCAGAGAAGGCTGGCTCTGTCGAATACGGAGCACTGAACAAGGAGACCGGAGAGACAACACCATGGGGAACGTATGAGATAAGCGAAGCCGGAGAAACTGAGTTTAATGTGGTAAAGAGCAAGCCTTCCGGTCTCCTCGTATACATCAAGCCTTCGGTAGATAAGATGATAAGTATGGCGATAAGCACGGCTGTGGCGGCTTATTATCTCTCGGACGGTAAGTTATCCCAAGTGCAGGCAGGAGGAGCGTACAGCGTTAAATATACGAGCGAGAGCATGCCTATCGATGTAGACCTGCAAGCACCAGCAACAGCGGAATGGCTTATCATCAACGCCATCAAAGCATACAGCACTGGCACGACTATTCTTGTTAAGAGTAAAAGCGAGACGGAGAGCAATGCGAGAGCGAGCAGTAGAAGCGGCTCTTTTGGTGGAGGTGGCTCTTTTGGTAGTTCCTGGAGCAATGGAACAATCCAGCCGAGCGTCACGGCTAAGTATATCCTAGACCTAATTACGGCACAGACTGGTGTGGCATTCGGCTGGAGCAATCAAGCAAAAGAAATCATAAAGGGACTTGCTGTACCGTTGATTACAAGGAAGGCAGATGCGCAGACGGTTGTAGGCAGCTTTGAGGGTACTTTTTTTTCAACAGATAACCTCGGTATTCTCGACTTCCAACCAACGAGCCTATCGGAGGTATTCTATGGGCTGGAGATTGGGCACAGATACAGCCAGCTGAATGTAAAGATTGCCTGCACGATGATTTTCGATGTTCAGATGAACTGGTCGTGGGACGCATCGAAAGTAAATCCTTCATTGCATAAAAGCTGGAGTTACGGAGGCTCGACCGAAACGCAGGCTGTTTACTCTTACCCACCTTGCTACATCGAAGTTAAGGTCGTGTCCAAGCATACGAGCGACCAAGAGGAAAGCGAATACACCAAGACCTACATCGCAGGCAGAACTTCATACATCGAAGGTATAGATCCATCAGTAACCGACACCAGCGACCAGCTTGTAGGAGGCAGATTCATACACCTTGTAGCAGGACGAGGGGAGATAGAACTGGAAGAGGGCGACATCGTAACCTTCGAAATGAAGCACCCGAAAAACAAGAGATTAATGGGATTGAAGTGCTACAACGGACGGTTGTCTGCCAGCATCAAGCAGAGCGATGAAGTACCCTACGGAGGTAATTTCCCTATCGGCAAGAACCTGCCCGACATCAAGGTAACTGACTTCTTGAAGTGTATCTGCATTCTGACATCAACGTTTCCAAGCCAGCGGTTTATTGGTGGAACACTTACGTTTGCAGACATCGTGAACCTTTGGGAAGCCAAGGCGCAAGCGGTGGACTGGACGAAGAAACTCATCCCGAGCGAAGCCAGCAACCATCCAAGGCAGACAGATTTCAGCGTAGAGGACTACTGCCAGCATAATATCTACAAGTGGAAGGAAGACAACACCGTATACCAGCAGCACGATGCGGATATGACTATAGACAACAAGACACTGGAGTATACGCAAGACGTCTGTACGCTACCATTTGCAGCCACGGACGGAAACCGCATACCGATATACGAATGGGAAAGTAAGCAATCCACTTTTGGCAACGCCACGATAACGTCACAGACAGCCACCAAGTACAAGGCATGCAAAGACCGCATAGTGAACCTGACGAAGAACGATGCCGGCTATGCGGAATTGGCTTTTAATATCAACCTTCAGGACATCTTCGACAACAAACTGGAGAAGTTGAGAAAGACGGTGGCGAACCCACACCATATTGTGGAGCGGTTCAACCTTTCCGATTTGGAGATACTGAACTTTGACGAAACGAAGCCAGTGTACCTTGCACAGTATGGCGCATATTTCGCGGTTCTCGAAATCAAGACAACAAACAGCGGATATTGCGAGGTTACAATGATAGAGTTGAACAACTAAAAAGAAAAACTATGGTAAGTGAAGACAAACAGCAGATTCTTGACATCAAGGTCAAGTACGAGGATGCAATCTATGGCATCATAAGATACAAGGAAAAGATAGACCAGTTGAAGGCAAGCATCAAGGACTTGCAGCAGCAGGAAAAAGACAAGACCATCACGACAAACGAAATGAAGGTGCAGACGGAAGCCATCAACGCAACCATCAAGGAATATCAGTACAACGTGCGTGCCCTGCAGAAGGAAATCCAGAACAACGTGCGCACAGAGAACGAGCAGGAGGGCAGCTTGAAGCAGCTGCGTGCCCAGCTTTCCAATGCCACCAAGGCTTACGATGAGATGAGCCGTGCCGAGCGTGATAGTTCCAAGGGTCAGGAGATGCAGGAGCATATCCAAGACTTGATAGAGGAGCTGAAAGAGGCTGAGGAGGCTACTGGAAGATTCCAGCGCAGTGTCGGTAGCTATTACGATTCCATGATGAAGGCGGCTGACGACCTGCAGAACACCGAGTTTTTCGGTTTTGATGTTGTTAATGATACTGGAATCGGAAAGGTCATGGAAATGGGAAAGTCCGTGGAAGACCTAAGGGTAAAGTTTGGTGCGTTGAAAAATACGGCTCTTTCCTTATTGACCAACCCTTATTTCCTCGCCATGGCAGGTGTGGCTGGTGTCGGAATGGCTTTCAAATGGTTCTATGACTACAATAAGGGCATAGAGGAAGCCACACGCAAGACAATGCAGTTCACTGGGCTTTTCGGTGACGAAATGAAATCAGTGAGAAATCAAGCCTTGGCAATCAGCGAGACGTTTGGCGTGGATTTTGGCGAAACCTTGCAATCCGCAAATGTAATGAGCAAGCAGTTTGGCATCAGTGTATCAGAATCGCTAAAGCTCTTGCAAGATGGCTTTGTGGCTGGTGCGAATGCTAGTGATGGGTTCCTAGAGAACGTGAAGGAATACCCAACGTACCTGAAGGAGGCTGGATTGAATGCGGAGCAATTCGTGGCAATTTCAACCAACGCCACCAAGCAGGGAATATTCTCTGATAAGGGTCTTGACACCATCAAGGAGGGTAATCTTAGACTTCGAGAGATGACTACCGCAACAGCAGCCGCATTGGATGGCATAGGTATATCAAGCAAGAAAGTTCAGAAAGAACTGCAAAACGGTAGCAAGACCACATTCGACATCATGCAGGAGGTCGGTAACAAGCTAAAGGAGTTCCCTGCTTCATCAGCCAAGGTAGGAACAGCCATCGCAGATATATTTGGAGGTCCTGGCGAGGATGCAGGACTAAAGTACATCGAGACCCTCGGAGACATTGAGATGAACATGGATAAGGTCAAGGAACAATCCGGTGATGTTGCCAAGGCTCAGGAAAAGCAGGTGGAAGCCAACAAGCGTTTGAAGGATACCGCAAGTGCACTCTTTGACGTTACTGGTGGCGGCTTTGAAATGATGAAGGCTCAGGCGGCAACATTCGTAAGCAACCATCTAACGAAACTATTGAGGGCTATCATCAACCTCTATAACCAAAGCGTGGCATTTAGGGGATTGATTCAGTTGATAGGCTTTGCGTTTAAGTCTGTCGGGCAGGTTGCCTTGCTTGCCTTCAACATCATCATAGATGCCATTAAGCTTGTTGCAAGACCAGTGAGGGGACTGTTGCAGATGTTTGAGGGCTTTTTCTCCTTTGACGTGAAGCAGATGCGAGACGGCTTCAACTCCATCTTTTCGGGTCTTGGAAATACCGTGAAGGAGGCTTGGGGAGACTTGAAGAAATTTGGCAGCGGAATGGCTGATGCTATCGTGGGTGGCATGAAGAATACTTTTAACCATGCTAACATCAAGATACCAGTCAGCGCAGATGCGCCATCCATGGCGACCGCCACAACCGACAATACAAAGCTCAAGGACGGCACTAATATCGCCAGCACTACCCCTAAGACCAAGAAGGAGAAGGCAGCAGCCGACAAGGCGGCAAAGGAGGAAGCCGAGCGCAGGAAGAAGCAGGAAAAGGAATTGCAGGAAGCGATTGCGCTTATACAGTACAAATACAACGAGCAAGTAATGGACGCAAAGAAGCGATACCTTGCAGGCATGTACGACAACGAGCGAGACTACAACAACGACCTCGAACAGCTGGAGAAGGACATGGTGGCAAGGAGCATTGACGCATACGTGGCGGCAGGGCAAATCGGAGCGGAAAAGGCGCAGGAAATGCAGGCAAAACTTCTCGACATCATGATAAAGGCGAAAGCGGACTTGAAGAACCAAGCCAAGGAGATTGTGGACGAACTCAACAAGGAGTTCGAGGACGCAGAGAAGGCACGCAAGGATGCGGACATCATGAACGGTGGCACTGGAGAGGAAGACGATACAGCCAAGCTGGAGAGATACAAGGCTTTCCTAGAGCAGAAGCTGGCAATGACCCAAGAGAATGTTGAAGCGCAGAAGCAGCTACAGCAGGAACTACACGATACGACTTTGCAGTTGCAAGCTGACGAAAACAAAAACAAGCAACAGAAACTTCAAGAACAGAACCAAATGATAGCCGATTATATCTTGGCAATTGGTGATGGGTTGGCTGCGTTTTTCGAGAGCCAGGATCTGACTTTCCATAATTTCCTCAAAACCATGCTGACAACCTACCTAGATGCGATAGAGAAGCAGATGACTGCGACTTACGTGGAAATTCTTTCAACTAGCATTGCAAAGAGCGGATGGGCAGGAGTTGCAAGTGCAGCAGCCAAACTTGCTTTAATCAAGGCAGCGTTTGCAGCAGCCAAGGCAGCAATAAAAGGCTTCTCCACTGGCGGCTACGTCCAAGGCTCGGGCACTGGAACCAGCGACAGCATCCCGGCAAGGCTTTCCAATGGAGAGAGTGTAATGACCGCCAAGGCAACTTCGATGTTCAGCCCTATATTATCCGCATTCAACCAGCTGGGCGGTGGTGTTCCTATCGTAGCGAACAACGGAGGCAGCAACATCGGCATGGATATGCTGGCGGCAGCTGTAGCTAGAGGGTATCAGATGGCTCCACAGCCAGTAGTGAGCGTGGAAGAGATAAACCGCACCCAGCGGAGAGTGCAGACGATAGAGAATATCGGCAGGTTCTAAGGGTTACAGTTATTTCATCAAGATTTGCGTTCTGAGCGGTTTTCGCTTGAAGGTGGTAAAGTTACACACCCAAGGCGATAAAAGCCGCTTAGAGCGCAAAATTTTGGCTTGTTTAGAAAAATTAACTGCTTACGAGATAAACATATTGAAAAATATTGTATCTTTGCAGCGTTTTAAAACTTAAAAAATCACGATTCAATGGCAAAACTCAGAATATACAACGACATCGACAGTCAAGATAACAAGTTTTGGTATCAATGGTGTGGAGGCGACTGCGTATGTTTCCAGGACATAGATGCTTTTGCGGCAAGCATACCGAAAGACGATGATACAATCGATATGCGCATCTTCTGCAATGGCGGCTCGGTGGTTGAAGGCTGGGCAATCTACGACCGACTGCGACAGAGCGGCAAGAAGATTTCCTGCACCGTGGAGGGCAAGGCAGCATCCATGGCAACAATCATCATGCTCGCAGCACCAAAGGAGAGCCGCAAGGCATACGAGAACGCTGCCTTCCTGCTGCACAATCCGTATGTTCCTGGCTGGGGGTTGGGCGACCAGCTGAGCGCAAAGGACTTGAAGAACCTGGGCGAGGAAATGCAGATGTGGCAGGATAAATTTGTGGACGCATACGTAGAGCGGTGCGAGTGCGACCGGGAAGAGATACAGACCTTGATGGATAAGGACATCTTCATCAACACCAGCGAAGCATTGCGCCTAGGTCTTATCAGCAGCACCGTTGCACCAATCAGCGCAAGCGCATCGAAACGCAACATAGAACAATTCATTAATTCAAAACAACAAAATCCAAAAGCAATGGAGAAAAAGACAGAAGTAAAGGCTTCTCTCCTCGACAAGATTCTCGCTAAGTTGGGCGTGAAGACACTGGAGGAAGCAGAGCAGGCGGTGGCAGAGCCACAAGCCAAGGCAGAGCCAAAGGCGATGGAACTCAACACAGCAGACGGACAGACACTGACCGTTGAGCGTGAAGAGGGAGATCCACAAGTTGGCGACAAGGCAAGTCCTGACGGAACGTTTGAAATGCCCGATGGCAAAACAATCGTTGTCGAGGACGGTGTAATTACCGACATTCAGACCGCAGGCAATGAAGGCGGTGAAGGCGGCAACGCATCAAGCACCGACAATGAAACCGTAGCCAAGTTGAAGCAGCAGGTAGCAGCACTCAAACAGCAGTTGAACGACACCAAGGCACAGCTGGCAGGCGCACAGAAACTCGCAAAGAGTAAGGAAGACATGCGCATCCTGAATGCCGTGAAGATGGCAGGCGGTGCTGAGAAGGTTCTGGCAGGCTACAGCAGCCACTACCAGCCTGCACAGCGACAGCCAAGCGGCAAGGGCGCAGGCGACAACGTGAACGCTGTCGAGGAAGGCAAGAACGCCATCAAGGAGAGACTTGCAAAGCTCCACAAAAAGGGCAAGAAGTGACAAAGTTATTAACCCATTAAATCAAAAGAAAATAATGGCAGGATTTACAAAAAAGCAGCTCGAGAACCTTAAACTCGAGCCGGAAAACCTCGCAAGCATCAAGGATGCCGTGCAGGAAACCTTCTACCAAGATGAGGACTTTTCTTCATTCGTGAACATCATGAAGGTCAAGAACGATGATCCAATCGCACTTATCGGTGAGATGGAAATGGTAGGAAAGAAGGGTGGCGGTTGCGACCCTACCTACGAAGAGAAGGGTATCGCCAACTCTCAGAAGCGTTGGGAACTCGGACAGTGGGAGATTCCTATCAAGATTTGCTACGAAGCATTGAAGGGTTCAATCGCAGAATACAGCCTTAAGACTGGTACAGCCATTGGCGACCTTACCAGCACCGACTTCATGACCATCTACACCGATGCACTCCAGCGAGCCATGCAGCAGATGATTTGGCGTTTCGGATGGTTTGGCGACAAGGCGGCAGCATTGGCAGGTGCAGGTGGCGGCAAGCTGACAGCAGGGTCGGACGTTAGCATGTTCAACGTATGTGACGGTCTGTTCAAGCGCATCTTTACAGCTACAGCGGCAAAGAACCATACCACCATCGAAGCCAACAGCGAGGCTACGACAGCAGCGCAGGTTTCAGCATTACGCAAGAAGGGTGCAGCTACAGCAGTCGTAGACGCAATCTTGATGGACGTAGACACACGTATCATTGACGATAGCGATGCAGTGTTGCTTATGACACGCTCGCTTGCTGACGCATTGACCTACGACATCAAGCAGACCTACCACGATATTATGCCGTGGGAGAAGGTGTTCGATGGCTTCGATGTAGCAACCTACAACGGAGTGAAGATTGCTCGTGTCGGCATCTGGGATAGAATGATTAACGCATACGAGAAGGGCGAGACGACAGTCAACCTTCCACACCGTGCAGTATTCTGTAACCCTAAACACCTTATGGTGGGCACTGATGCCGATGCACTCATCAGCGACCTCGACATCTGGTTCGACCAGAAGGAGCGCAGAAACTATCTCTATGCTACCGGTAAGATTGGCACGGCTCTCCTCGAAGAGGACATGATCCATGCAGCTTACTAATCGCTCCAAATTTTCAGTTTAGTATTAAGTTATTTGACAATCCTCAACACCCACCAGACGGTGTTGGGGATATAACAATTAAAAACGAATTAATATGACAACAACTTGCGAGAGCCTTATCGCCCAGGACATCATCATCCCTTGCGAAGACCAAGTAACAAAGGGACTGGAGGGCGATGGACTTATTATCAACCGAGACGACATTGACTTTGCCAAGTCCGTTGTCGTGGGTAATATAATCAAAACATTGGTGCTGAAGACTGGCAAGAAAGCATACGCTATTCGGCAGGAAGGCAGCAAGCCATTCACTGGAACCAAGACCGAGCTGACCGTCGGCACGTATCGCAACAGCTGGAAGAATACCGTAGCAGTCGTGGTATTGGCTAACACACCTGACGTTTGCGCCAATATCATTGACGGACTGGCGAACGGAAAGTTCGTTATCATCCTGCGAAACCTCTCAAAGGGAGCGGACGGAAAGGCAGAGTATCAGGTGTTCGGATATGCGCAGGCACTGAAGGCAAGTGCAGGCGAAAACGACAAGTACTCAGACGACACCGAGGGTGGCTGGCTTATCACGCTGGAAGAGGAGAGCGTACCGAAGGCAGCTTATTTCTTCTTCGACACAGACAGCGAGACCACAGCAGCCAAGTATAAGAGCCTTCTGACGGAAGCAGCAGCATAGCTATGACATACAAGGAAGCAACAGCCAAGGTCGTGGAGTTGAAGGCACGTTTCGACAGTCCCTTTGATGCAACCGACAAGGCAGTTATCGAAACTCTTTACTTCGAGGTAACACGAAAGCGGTTTGTTCCGACAACCTGCCAGCAGTGTTACCACGATGCTCTGATAGAAATATATCTAAAACTCAAAAAAGAAAAGGCAATGCCAAAAACATGTAATTACGCAATGAAGGCAGGTTTCATTATTTCCTGCCCGGATTTCTACCATGGTAAGATTTTCACGAATGAGAACCTGACCGACAAGGTAGCGCATGAATATCTGACGAAGTACCCACACATGGAAAGCTACTTTCAGAAAATGCCCAGCGAGGAACTTATCGAGAACAAACAGCCGCCAGCAGGCAGCGACAGCGGTGCAGATAATACCACCGGGAAAGATCCTGCCGAAAAAGCAGCAGGCAGCGACAAGAAGAAAGACATCGACCAAGCCGAGAAAGCAGGCAAGGAAGAGTAACAAAACAACAAGCAAAACGACACAAGCAATATGAACGTTAAGACAGTTAAGAAGCCAAGGCGAAGGGTTGATATTTCCTACATCAGCCGATTCAAGATGCAGGCATACGGATATGATAATCTTTATCCGCAGAACCTCGCACGCATCACGGAAGCCAGCGGAACGGCAATGCTGTGCCTTAACCGCTACGCCCGATTTATTGAGGGTTACGGCTTCGATAGCGATGTTATCGCAGCGTTAGCGATGAACCAGCTAGGGGATACTGCAGACGATTTGCTTCGGAACGTAGCGCAAGACCTTGCGAGGTTTGGAGGCTTCGCCCTTCACGTAAACTACAACGTTCTAGGGCAGGTGTCGAGCGTGAGCCACGTACCCTTTGAGAACTGCCGCCTTGAAGAGACAGACGACAAGGGTAACGTGGCGCACGTCTTGCTGCATCCCGACTGGGAGCAGAAGAAAACGAGGAACGGAAAGCGGTTGATGGTGAACGAGAAGACCATCGAGCGCATCAACATTTTCAATCCCGACCCCGACATCGTCCTTGAACAGATTGAAAACGCAGGAGGCATCGACAGCTACAAGGGACAGATTCTATGGCAGAGCCTAGACGGACAGTTTATTTATCCTACAGCCAGCTACGATTCAGCCATCACGGAGATTTCGACCGATGAGGGACTTGGAAACGTCAAGATGAGAAACGTCCGCAACAACTTCCTCGTATCGTGTATGCTCGTAACCAAGAAGGGCGTTCCGAAGTTCAACGAGGAAGGCGAAGAGGTGGAGAGCGGACAGATGATTTCAGACGAAGACCTTCTGCAGTTCCAAGGGGACGAGAATACAGCGAAGATACTTGCTGTAGAGGTCGAGAACGAGGAAGACGAACCGAAGGTTGTGGCTTTCCCTACGAAGAACTTCGACAAGGAGTTTTCCGTGACCGACAGCAGCGTTATCGAGCGCATCTACGCACAGTTCCATCAAGAACTCTTCTACTCCATCCGTATTGGCAAGCTGGGATTCAGCGGACAAGTGATGCAGGATGCCTACGAGTACTATGCAGGCGAAGTGACGACCGAGCAGCGATTCATCGAGCGAGCCTTCAAGAAGATTTTCGAGAATTGGCACGACCCAGCCATTCAGAACCTAGACCCCAAGCTACAGCCGTTGAAGTATATCAGCAGCGAGGTTGCAGGGAACAACACGATAGATTAATTGATTGAGCCTATGGGAGAGCAAAGAAAACAACTTATCACGGCAGACCAGTTCCGAGAACTGGCACGACCGACCAGCACACACCTAGATGAGGATGAAGTGAACGCATACATTCGGGAATGCGAAGATGCGAACATCATACCAGCCATCGGGTATGAGCGGTTCAAGGCAGCGACCGAGCAGGGAGAGTGGGGCGATTCCGTCTTGCCCGATTTCCAGCCTGCGGTCTTCCTGGACGGTGGCGAATACACCACCAAGAAGGAGGGAGATTGCAGCCAAGAAGAAACCAAGGTGCAGAAGTACACTAGCGGAATACGCAAGGCTCTCGCTTATTTCACGTATGCGAGACTTTTTCGTGCCGATGGCACAATTATAAGCCGGGCAGGTGGAATGCGCCACAGAGACGATTATTCAGACCATGTTCAAGACGTTTCGAGCAACAAGCAGTACAACGACATCATGGATATGGCAGAAAGATATTTATCAGATGCCCTTGAATACCTCAAGACATTCACCCCGAAAGGAGAAGTGAAGGCACAGCGAGGAACGAGAGCGCACATTCACGCAATAGGAGATTAATATATGGCAACAATAAACGAAATTAAACAGCAGGCGGCAGCGGTCAAGAACGCTACGCAGGTGGGCGAGAACACAGCCGAGAGGGTAGGCGGTGCTCTCGCTGGTCTTGCGGAGATTGCAGAGCAGCAGGATTCTAAACTCAGCGGCTTATCGGATAAGGTTTCCATCAAGGATGAGGAAGGAAATGTTCAAGATACTCCATTCAGAGTAATTGAAAATGAGGAGTTTATTATGGCTGTTGTAGATTCTGAGGATAGACTTCTCTTTGGTATCTACAGAGCAACTGGCAAGCCATATTTTCCTCTCAATGAAATGTATCACGTTGAGCAGAATGAAGAGTTCTTCGCTGTTTGGCTTGATGCTGCTAACCATGTACTTTTTGGTATCAGAAGAGACGGACAAATCGTTGGTGAAATCCATGCTGTAAATGCCTTGAAGCAAGTTATCTCTCAGCTTCAATCAGATGTAGCTGCTTTGCAGGAAAAGTTAGGTACAATAGACAACAATCTCAAAGAACTCCTTGATGTTTTCTCCTTGCAGGATAACGAGGAATATCTTGCAGTTGAGAAAGATTCAGAAGGAAAAATTTTGGCATCGACCAACGCTGATGGCAGTCACTATATTCATAATGCTAAGTCCGAAACTATTCCAACAGAGTTTTCTCATATTGAAGACCATGAGGGAAGAACTGAGATTACAACAGATGCAGAAGGCAAGATTCTTGGCTACCGCAATTCTGATGGAGCACGCTACGAGCATAAAATGAATATTGACAACTTAAATGTTGAAAATTTAAATCTGGGAAAGAATGCACAAAAATATGTGATTGATTTAATCAATTCACAACCAAAAGAGGTAAATGTTAGAAAATGGCATTTACCAAGTTATGGTGCAGTGAATATCAAACAAGAAACATTTTTCCTTACTGCCAACGATGGTTATTCAGACAAAACTGGCATTTATCCTATAGTTATCAATGAAGATACACAGGAGAATGCTAAAAAAGGTCTGACTGTCTTACAGTTCTTTGTTAAATCAACCTTGAAAGATGAGGGAAACGGAGTTTTCTCTAAGCTGGATAATAGTGTCGGGTTAGACTTTTATGTACCATCAAAAGTTACCTATGTAAATAAAGTTCCCTATGTGACAAGTTCTTTGACTAAGAATGAAATTGATGGAACCTATAGTGTTAATGAAACAAGTATAAAGGTTACAAAGATAACAGATTCTCCAACAATAGGTGCATGGTCAGTAGATAAGAAAACAGAACATCAGTGTGTGGTTGAAATAGACTTCGGTCACTATCTGAATGGAACTTATAATATAGGTGTAAAGTATCAAGGTTCCTCAACGCTCTATAACAGAAAGCGTAACTTTAGATTCACTTTCTATAAAGATTCTAGTTTCTCTAAGAAAAATAAGATTAAAATTGGAGAAATGGTGCGTGTTAGTGGTTTTAATCTTAAAGCAAATTATACAGATAATACGCGAATAAAAGAACTCTTGATGAATAGAATTTTTATGTCTATTTGGGAAGACAGAGGCAAACTTCATAGTTATCCATGGGATAAAGAAGAAAGTCCTTGCAGTGGTGCTACGGGTATGATTAAGGGATTCCCTATAAGAGTTAATATCGGAGGTAATTTTTATGGTATTGATGTTTTCGGATTAAAAAAGGACGAAAAGAACTATCTTCTAGACGGAGATGCTAGTGGTATGATTGTTAGTGGAACACGTGGAAACACAAATGACCCAAATAACTGGACAGCTGCAAAGCCAGAAGATTGGGAAGATGAGATGAACGATGAATTGACAGAATCAAACAAACAGGCTTTAACAGACTTCTTCTCTTTCATCAATTCAGAAAACTTCACTAAGGAAAATGTACCACAAAGAATGTCTGTTATAGACTGGATTGACTATTTTATAGGGTTACAGGTATTCTTGATGAGAGACAACACTTGTCGTAACATGATTCTTTATGCAAAAGAGGATAAGAAAAAGTTATATCCATTCTTCTACGATTTAGATTTGTCGTGGTTCTTCTATGATAATAACTATAATCTAGATATAATGACTAGTTCTTATGCTGTTGATATGAGTTTGTGGGAGAACTTCAAGTCTTTATATGAAGATGAAATTAGAAACAGATATGCTTATCTACGTGAAAATATTTTGTCAATAGAAACTATTCAGGCTATGTATGAAGATATTGCAAAAGATATTCCACTTGTTGATATTGCATTGGAAAAAGAAAAATGGGGACAAGGTAATGTCAATTCAATGAATACCTATATCTCTATATTAAAAAAGAGATTGAATTGGTTAGATAAAGAATATTTTAAAATTTAATATATTATGGGAAAATGTTTAGTAACAAGACTTAATGGCATCGTCGCAAATGTATCATTGCTACATGTCGGAGAAATGGTAGTAGAAGTAGAAGGCGTTAACGCTAATAGTGTTTTATTCAACGCTTATAAAGGTTCTATTTCATGTGATAGAAGTTTTATGCTAGGTACAGAAACTGTAAATGCGAATGAAAAAAGAAGTTTAAACAATGACTGGACAGATATAAAATCTATTGATGCTGGCTCATACAGATTTCACTTCTTTGACAAATATTCTATTTACGGCTTTATTCAAAAAGCATTAAAAGCATCATACAATGGACTTTGCTTTTTGAAAGGTGCAAATGAAATTGCAGTTAATGCGTCTGATTATTTTGACATATCTAACATTGCTTCTTCTATAGAACTAACAAGATTGTCTTTAGGAGGAAAAGTCACTGGAGATATTTCTCATTTGTCTGACTTAACTTCCCTTGTAATATTAACTCTTGGTGGAGGTATCTATGGAGATATTAGTAGTGTTAGATGTAAATCGTCTTTAAAAGAATTAACAATTGACAGTCCTAAAATTACTTTCAATTCAGATAAATTAAAAGAATTTTCCGCTTTAAATTCTTTTATCTATAGAGGAAGAACAGCTGTTGACTTCGGTGATATTGCTATACTTGGAAACGACGTTAGTTATATTGATTTAGATACAATGGCTAAGATTAAATGGACTACTCGTAACAGCCTTGCCAAGATAATTGGTATAGGTAACAGTCCTGTGCTAGACAACATAGACAAGATGTTACAAGACCAGGCTGAATGTGAAACTGGTATCATATCTTCTTCACCATCCTGGAAGAAAGTGATTACAGCTAAAGGCACTCGAACATCTGCATCTGATGCCGCGGTACAAGCGTTGCAGAGCAAGGGTTACACGGTCTCAATCACTCCTGCATAGGGCATCATAAGTTTAATATTAAAGTAAAGAAAGGAAACAAGATATGAATAAGTTAACAAAGAAGTATAAGGTAGTACATGAGGGAACAAAGATGATGTTCCCTCTGACAGAGGAGGGTGACAATGCTGAGGTATTTCCAGCCGTAGATGCCACCGCAGTAGAGTTTGACACATACTCTGAAGCCAAGGCTTACGTAGATGATCATAACTTGGTATATGAGGAGCAGAAGTATGTGAAGTAAACCATATAGATAAAGAAGAAGGGAGTGAACTCTAAGTCACTGAGTTTACTTCCGTTTAGAAACAAAAGCACTATGTGGAGAAAAATCAACAGCCGAGACATTCTCGGCTTATGCCTTTGGTTCATGGTTGCCCTCGTATTTGGTTGGGTAGCCTACACCATAATGATAGCGAGAGAGATATATCAGTTTTTTCGCTATCATTTGGAGCGATTTGAATGGGAGGATGTGGTGAGATACGGCATCGTGATAACAATAGGTTGGCTCGTAAAGAGCTGCATTTGAACTCTAAGTCGAAACTTTAAAAAATAGATATATGAAGAAGAATAAGAAACAATTACATGAAGCACTGGCAGTGCTTCTTACCAAACTATCATCGGCAAGGGACAACCCCTTGCTGATGGATAACTACGCAGTAAAAGCCTTGCGCACGGTTCTTTTGGATTTCAAGGAATCGGGCGAACTTCACGAAGCATACAAGGAGCAGATACAATCCACGCTGGAGAGTGACAACCCCTGGGTAGCTATGATGATGAAGTCAATTGGCGCAGATCCTTCTATTAAGAAGAGCATGACCGATGAAGCCATTGACGGAATGATTGATTCTATGCTGGGGGTAGAATAATACAATTTTCGTCTGAAAATATATATAATAATATACAATAATTTTAATAAATTATATATGAATGACAAGGAGAAAGAACTATGGCGAGTTATAGACAACGTAATCAAGTGTTGTGCTATTGAACTGCCGGACGGAAAATTAAGTATTACGAGAGAAGACGTTCTCGGCAAGTCGAGAGCAGAAAACCTCGTTATGGCACGATGTATGGTCGTTGAGCAGATGATACACGCAGGATTCAGCATTACGACCATTGCGACCGTATTAAACCGCACCGTTTCAGCAGTGAGACATCTGAGCAAGATGGCTTACACCTATATCAGTACGTCTCGAGTTTATCGACTTGCAACGGCACAAGCGACCCTTCTAAACAAGGACGTAGAGCCGATTTGCATTTAAGAAACAAAAAGAAAATAACCAAAAGCGTTCTTTGACAATAATTCGATAAATACACATGCACTAACTTTTTGGAGCGAGCCAAAAATCAGAGTAACTTTGCAGCGGATTCAAATATTTTGTTTCCGTAACGTAATTAACTCAAAATTTTATGGCAGACACAATTGAGAAGGTCTATTGCACCGGGGACGGTGGCAATGACAACCTAGCAGCAGCGTTGCTCGCTAGAGGTAGAGACAATGATCCAGCGACTATGCTGGCAGCAATGAACGGTGGTATGGGCAACTGGATGAATAACCCGTTTGCCTATATGATGATGATGGCTTGGATGCGAGACTGGAATAACCGTGGCGGCAATTTGCAGGACACGGAATTGCAGAATCAGATTGCGAGCCTTCGCACACAGATGCAGGACGGCAATAATACGGCTCTCCTGATGGACGCAGTGAAGGGCAACGGTGTTGCTCTTGGTCAGCTGGCGCAGAATCTTAACTGCGATATGAACCAGCTGCAGAATGCAGTCTGTGGCGTGCAGGCAGCAATCCAAGATGTAGGCGGCAAGGTTGGTCTCAGCGCAGAGCGAGTAATCAACGCAGCGAACCTCGGAAACCTCAACATCATCCAGCAGTTGAAGGACTGCTGCTGCCAGACCCAGCAGAACATCATCAAGATGGGCTACGAGAACCAGCTGGGGCAGAAGGACATCCAGAACTCAATGCAGCGAGGATTCGATTTCAACAACCGCAGCATAGAGCGAGGCTTCTCGGCACTCGGTTTCCAGCTTCAGCAGGACAAGTGCGACATCATCCGCTCGAACCAAGACAACACCCAGCGAGTTATCGATGTTCTTAACAATCACTGGCAGCAGGATTTGCAGCAGCGGTACAACGATGCACGCCTGGAGTTGAGCCAGCAGAGACAGAACGCTGAACTTATTGCAGCGTTGAAGACCACCACGACCACCACTGGAGCGTAGGCGGTCTAAACAAAATCTATCAAGGGGCAACTCGCTGTGTTATCAGTGAGACCCCTTTTTGTCTATTTATCGAATTATTTAAAAAGAGCGCATCATGGAATTTAAGAATATACAGAGAAATCACCCGGTCTATCTGCTAGACAAGCAGACGGTGGAAGTTAAGGAAGGCAAGGTCGTAGACAACCAGCCTCACATCAACACTGGCATCGCAACCATTTCCAGCAGCGGACAGCCAATGCGAGACGTGACAATCGAGGTGGAGGGAAAACAGACCATCTACACCATACCAGAACACCTGGGAGTAACCTTTGCAGGTGAAACCGTACTGGCAACCGACAAGGCTGACCTTTTGCCCGAAGTTGGGAAATTGGTAAATGAGGCTGATGAGATAATCAAGGCATACGAGCCAAGCAAGGAGCGGAAAGCCAAGGGCGAAGAACTTCTTGCAGCTTTGAACCCGGCAATCAAGGAGAAGCAGGAAACCGAAAAGCGTTTCAAGGCACTTGAGGGCGATATAAGCGGCATTCGTGGCATGGTTAAGCAGTTACTCGACAAACTAGGATAGGAGGGCGCACAATGAAGAAAATCATCGTTTTGCGCCATTCTTGCGATAGCGAGGAAGAGCGACACCAGCACCAAGAGAGCGACATCATCCACGGCTTGCCATACGAGAAGGCAGCAAAGGCACTCATGGGAGCCAGTGGATATGTGGCATACGTTGCCAAGCACGGCTACCACTTCACGAAACAGCTAGCAATCAAGGCAAGCGAGCAGATGAAGAACGTAGACGGAACGAGCCACCGATGGACGGTAGACGAAATCCGGCTGGCAACAAACAACGAGATAATCTCAAAGGGCACGACCCTCGGGGATATTCTCTATTTGGCTAATATGGCTTATGCGGACTTCTACCCGAAGGTAATCAAGACCGAGAGCGACTGCGTACAGTATGCTATTGCCGTAGCCAGTGATCCAGACGGATACGAGGGTATGGCATTCTGCAGGTGGACAGCAGACATCATCGGGAAGGGCGTTACCATCGACTGGGAAAAATTGGAATAACCAAAAAAAATAAATTGATATGAGCGAAGTATTTCACGATTTTCAGGTGCACCACCTATATCTGTGCGCCCTAGTAATTTTTATCTGTTTCGCTACAATTCTGATAGCGATGACAATTGACCTGATAGCAGGCATTCAGAAAGCGAAGGAACTGCATGTTGCAAGAACGTCGACCGGGTTGAAGAAAACGTGCGACAAGGCGAAGAAGTATTTCCCGACATTCGGTATCGCTTCGCTTGTGGACGTGGCTACGTGTGTTATCTCTCCCTTCCCTATGTTCGCCATCGCCTGGACGGTGTATCTGCTTCTGTGCGAGTTTAAGAGCATCCGGGAGAAGGCATACGAGAAGGCTGAGATACGCAAGCAAGACCGCACTATGCAGGTGATCCTCGAGAATAAAGACGAAATTGCAAAGGCGGTTGTCGAGATAATGAAGGAAGAGCGGAAGAAAGGAGGAGATAATGAGGATAACTAGAGCGCAACTTATAAAGGTAATGCCGAATGCAGGCAGCAGGGCAGACACCTACCTTCCAATCATCAACGGATGGGCAGAGCATTTCCACATCAATACCCCACTAAGGATGGCGCACTATCTCGCACAAATAGCGCACGAATCCGGTGAGCTCAGATATACCAAGGAACTGGCAAGCGGCAGAGCCTACGAGGGCAGGAAAGACCTAGGCAACACCCAGCAGGGCGATGGCGTGAAGTACAAGGGCAGGGGATTGATACAGATTACCGGGCGAGCCAACTACCGGAAATATGCCAATTATTGCGGCTTCGATGTTGTGGGCAGTCCCGAACTCCTGGAGCGTTCTCTGGGAGCAACGAAATCCTCGATGTGGGTATTCGACACTTTCGGCTGCAATGAGTTGGCAGACAAAGACAACTTGAAGGCTATCCGCAAGAAGATAAACGGAGGGTACAATGGACTGGCAGCCTGCGAGAAGTATTTGAAGCGAGCCAAGGAAGCCTTGAATATTAAGGTGCTTGCGTAATAAACACATCAATCTAAAGTTTTAAAGTATGGAAAATTCAAGAAAAGGGCGAAATTTGCGTTCTGTGGCGTTATTTCTCGCCATGCTTATAATTACCCCACTTTTGATTTTTGGCTGTTCCTGCGCTAAAACAGCGCAAAATAACACGGTGTATCACGACAGCGCACACACCAGTGTAAGACGTGACAGCGTGAACCAGCGACAGATCCACTGGCAGGACACCCGGCAGTACGACAGCATATTCAAGCATGACAGCGTGCTGGTGTACATCAAGGGCGACACCGTAATCAAGGAGCGGTGGCACAATCTTACGACCACCAGATGGAAGACAACGACCAAGACAGACACCATCGTAGGCGATACCTATGTTCTCGTGACTGACACCGTAAAGGTCAAGTATTACGTGAACCGATACAAGACCAAGGAGGTAGAGAAGCCAGTGGGCACATGGCACAAGATAAGATTATTAATTGGCGATTGCGTATTGCTGTTCCTGGCAATCTTTGCGGTTTGCTGGATAAAGGAGCGCATCAAGAAGAGAGTTCAGTAGGTTCAATCATAATATCAATTTCAAGAAGGGCAGGAAGCGCAGGAGAGCGTTTTTCTGCCCATTTTTGTGCGAAGAACACTTTTCATTGAGAGAAAAGGGGTAGGGGATATGAGAGTTAGATATATTCATTCTAGCTAATGCGTGCAGGTTATTATTATATAGAGCGTGGAAAACGTACCGAGAACGACCGAAAACGTCCGAGAACGACCGAAATTAGCAGTGCTTACGACATAAACAGCTAATAAAAGTTAAAATATTAATATCTTTCGGGAAAAGTTTTGGTAGAACCGAAAAATATTAATATCTTTGCAGTGTGTTTAAGAGATAAGCACTTTAAAACATTCAGCAACTAAGCCCTAGGCAACACGGTTAAGCCAAGAAAAATGAAAAAGTCAAATTCAAACATTTTAGAGTTCTCAACAAAGTTCATCAACTCTAACTTCCGCATCAAGGTCTTCGGACGCACAGAGGATGGCAAGAAGATAAACACACTCGTAGGAGTAAGCGGAATCTTGAAGCTCATCGGAGCAGAACTCTTCAACAAGTTCATCAAGCGAGCATTGAAGGCTGGTATGGACGCTTGCCGCTGCGCACTCAGAAGAGGATTGGTTGTAACATTGTATGCTAAGTAATCAAGGGAGGACAGAGAAATGGCAAGAGCAAAATATTACATCAAGAGACAGATGGAAGGAAAAGAAATCGATGATGTGGCAAACTTTACACGCAAGGACAAGGCAGAGCGATTCTTGAACAAGCTGTTCAGGGGACTAAAGAAAGCCGACAGACATTATCCATACTGGGTACGACAAGGTTATTTCAAGTCTGAATTTGTAGGCTTATGCGTGAATTTCAAAACAGAGTATTGGATAGAAAAGTATTAACCAGCTGGGGGCAACCCCAGCACAAAGAAACAAGATATGGGAATTTTAGAAACTATGACATTTACCAAGGCGGTTGATGGTTCAACTAAGGTTTTGGGTACTTATTTATACGTTGAAGGTAGTCAGATGCTTAGAGATAGAAAGAAGTATCTTATAAAGAGAGGATACTTGTATGATAAAGCAACCAAGAGATACGAAAAGCATTTTAAGGACGGCAATATAACTACTATTACGTTCACGAAAAAATAATGAAGATATGAAGGAATACGACAAGATACCAGCACAAGCAGTGGTCGAGGTAACGACCAGCTGGGGAAGAACCTGCCTGCGAGAGATTGGTCGAGACCTAAAGGAAGGCACGGTGCTCGATGGCTATTATTATCCGGTAAGCAAGGCTTTCGACTTTAATTGGAAGGGAGAGGGCGCAATGCTGTGGATCGGGGACAATGGAAGGCTTGTCAGTCTTGGAGAAGGGCAAAAGCATAAATACATGATGCTTGGTCGTATGCTATCCGATTGCAAGTACTTCCTTCGCAACCCATACGAGCGACACCTCTATTTCCAGAGCATCGCCCGGCATTGCAAGGAAATGCGCCAGTACTGGCTGGAGTTGAATATTAAGCCGGAGTGGTTATCTTATAAGCAGATTGGAAGGCTCGAGCATAAGATGAACCGAATGAAAACGAAGTTGGATAGACAATTTAAAAAAGACAGATATGGAGAATAGAAGAAACATCAAGAGAACGAAGAAGGGTGCAGGTGCAACGGTCAAGCTGGTTGGCATACAGATAGACAACGACCTGCTGCCTTTCCTCAACGCATTGCCCAACAAGTCACGATTCATCAATGATTTGTTGAGAAAGAAATTTTATGGTAAATAATTTGGTGGTTTCAAAGGAAAAGCGTACCTTTGCATCACTGAATGTTTAAAGTGGTCTCCACTTATTACCCCAGCGGCTCGACTTTTTCACCGCTGGGGTATTTTTTGCCCATTTCAAGCCGCAAATGTAAAATAACATTAAAATAACAATAAAATAAAAAGAAAATCGTTTAAAAATTTGGTGGAACGGAAAAATATTAATATCTTTGCATCGTGTTTAAGAGATAAGCACTTTAAAACATTCGGTAACTTAAGCCCTAGGCAACACGGTTAAGCCAAAGTTATGATTACAAAAGATTTAGCAAAACAACTCATCGAACAAGCAGAGTATAATTGTTCTGGTGAAAAAGTAGTATACACCATAGACGAGATACAAGAATTAAGCGAAGGCGGTTCGTATCTCGTCTTTGCGTCTTCTGAGTACAGCAAGACTTCTTTTGTTTGCTACGAAGATGGTACTGCTTATTTCCTTAACGATTGGCAGGGAAGCTACCCTAACAGTGAAGAAGAAATAGCCGAGTATAATAACTGGGTTACTATAGACTGGAAGGAATCTCCTGTTATATTCAATGGTCTTCCAAGAGTTTTATTCGATTTATAATATTTCTTAGTCCTCGACATCACGGTTAAGTCAGAAATTATGAATAAACAAAGAGTTCAAATAATAGTTGAATCTTATAATAAAGAACGTAATACATATAATGAAATTGTTAGACGTGCTCATGTTTATATAATCATTAGAACTGACCATATAAAGTATCATTGTTATGAAGAAGTAGCACTTCAAGATAATACTATTACATTTTTTGATGATTATGATGATAAAATAGTTTTAAACTATAATGCTATTGAAAATATAAAAGTAAGTGTAGAATAAAGTATAGTTGTAGATATAAGTTATTAGGGACTGACGAAAGACAGTCCCTTTTTTGTTCCACAAGCAGCCCGACCACCTGCGTCCTATCTATGTTTTTTGCTCTTTCTTTCGATTTACCCCGAATTTTGCGTTCTGAGCCGCTTATGTGGTAAGCACGTAAAACTATCCCCGAAAACAATTTGAGCCGTTTCTGCGCCAAATTCGCAAGAAATAAGGCTATTTTTTGTCGTACAGCACGTAATCAATAACCCTGCGGTTTGCTTCATCTACTCTCGATAGGTCTGCATTGATGTAGGTGTCAGTTACCCGGACACCAAACGAGTGACCCAGCGCAAGCGACACCACGTCCTTTTGTATACCAATGTTGAAGGCAATAGAAGCCCACGTATGGCGAGCGTAGTACGTAGTAAGCCCTGAGCGAACCTTTGCGAGTTTCTTGTTTATCATGACCGTTGCAACATCAACGTTCCTGAAATGCTCCGAGAAACGAAGCAGCTTCTTTTCCCCTTTGTATTTCTCGATGATTCGGAGAGCTTCTGGATGAAGAAGGATGGAGTAATGCCTACCAGTCTTCGCTCGGTCGTATTCCAGTCTACCACGGACGATATTCTCATTTGTCAAGGCGAACAAGTCACTCACATTGATACCAATCAGCAGGAACATCAGCAGGAACATATCGACCAGCTCATCGCCACCAGCTTCGAAGATAGAGCGGATTTCCTCAACGGACAAATCTCGCTTTTTCGTAGTCTCAAGCCGGAGACTGTACCTGCGGAATGGGTAGTTTTTCGTTTGCTCATTATCTATCGCCAAATTAAAGACAGCAGCGACGCAGAGCATCCTGCTGGCTCTGGTATTCCTAGACAAGCCTTCCTTTGCCATGAACGCATCGAAGTCTTCAAGCCAAGAGCGGTTAATCTCATCGTATGTAAGCAGAGCCGCTTTTTCCTTCCCAAGGAAAGCTTCAATCTTTGCCCAAGTATATTTATATCTGTTTATCGTGTTCTCTTTCAGATTCCTGCCCTCGTAGGCAATGAAGCCATCTCGAAGCAGGGCGACCTTCTCCCTTGCAGGCTCAGCTTCAAGCATGATTAAGTCCCGGAGTTCCCTAGCCGTAATGTCGCCACGGTATGTTTCCCTGCATTGCGCCTTCATCATCATTCTATTATAAAAATTCAGACGGTCAAGCAGGAAGTCGTTGATAGCATCACGATCCGGACGCTTGCGCACCTTGCAAGCCCTTTTATCCCATTCATCCTTTTTGCAGTATTGATTGAGGGATATGAAGGCAGTCCCACCATGGTGGTTGACAGCAAGCCGGATGGAGAACGTACCATCCTGCCTTTTTACCCTCGTATCTAAATATAGTCTAAGTGTTGCCATAATTCCGTGCAGTATTTATTCAGTTTATTTTAAGCGTTAAGAGCCGCAATTGTGCAACATTGTGCATAATTGCGGTATTTTCAAGTTATCCCAGCATCAGAGAACCCCTTTAAATACTGGGAAAACAAGTAAAGTTGTACTCAAAATCATAATCTTTTCCTTTCTTTTTTATGTTATTATCAATGTTATTCATAGCTTAGACGATAAAAGTAGTGAAAAGGTTGCAGGAAATCCAAAAATAATTGC